TTGGAGCAAACTTCTGCTTCCACTGCTACCGGTATTCAGCCCGCGCCGACAAAAGCGTATGACACCTTTGGTTACATCGATTTCGTGATGCATGAACGTTCCACCTTGGCGGAACGCAAAGATGCAATCGCGTATCTTCGTAATGCGCTCGCTCACGCTGTTGTTACAAGCGCGATCGAGTCCTTTGAAGCAATTTACTAACTTCAATCAAAGAGGTCTTATATGAATGCTAAGCACACATATAATGATCAGCTTAACGCTGCTCATACACTGCGTCTGACGCGATCTGATACAGATACTGTCATTGAACGTTTTCTTTCCGATATAGATAGCCCTCGCAGTTTAACTGTATGGCTACTTTATAGATCCAAGGAGCACGATCAGTTAGTTCAACTGACCTGTGATCCTCTAAACTATAATTCGAGTCAAAGTTTCTTTGACTCGTATATCGCGACGGAGTTTCTCAGCAAATCTGACTTTCTAAAGCTCACTACCGACCGTAAGGTCGAAGCGCTAAAGAAGTTTTGGGCTGCCGAGGAGCACTGTCGTTCCACTAATATCTTCCTTAAAGATTTGCTGGCGGGTAGCATTTGTGCTACTCGTCTCGATGAAGTGCTCATAAAAAAGGCACGTCGAAAAATTGCGAAGATTCTAGGAGATATAAATGGCGAAGAACTGTTTGATGCTTCAGGTTGGGGGCCTGGCACTACCACCATTTTAAAAGGTGCGGATGTGTCGGCTTACAATAAGTTCCGTCGTGAAGACGGAATCACGCAATCCTTGTACCCCCTTTGCCACCAATTTTTTCCGGTGGCATATCCTGTTTGGGCTGCAGACTTATTATCCAGAAATGGAGAAACGCTGTTCTCAATTCAGGAGGGAAACGTTATTGTTACTGTTCCTAAGAATGCTAAAACTGACCGCGTCATAGCAATTGAGCCAGGAATTAATCTCTGGATGCAAAAAGGCTATGGCGAGTTAATTCGTCGTAAACTTAGGAGGGTGGGCATCAATCTCAATAGTCAGCAACGGAACCAGAGTCTTGCCCGTAAGGGATCGATTTCAAATTCCTTAGCTACTATTGACTTCTCATCGGCAAGTGATACTATTGCTTATGAGTTAGTGCGACTTCTTTTACCGCAACGATGGTTTGTTGCGTTAGAGGAGACGCGTTGTTCATCCGGCGTTTTGGACGGGGCTTCAATTCGATGGGAGAAGTTTTCCTCAATGGGAAACGGCTTTACTTTCGAATTGGAATCGCTCATCTTTTACGCTCTCGCTTTAGCTTCTTGCGAAGTGATAGGCGTTAGCGTTGAAGACGTTAGCATTTATGGCGACGATGTTATATTGCCAGTGCAAGCGGTCTCCCTTTTCCGTCAAGTCTCTGAGCTCGTTGGCTTTTCTTTTAATATGAAAAAGAGTTTTTCTTCTTCATATTTTCGAGAGAGCTGTGGGGCCCATTGGTATAACGGAATCTGTGTTAAACCCATCTACCTTAAAAGTAGATTGTCAACAATAGAATCATTATTTACCATGGCGAATAAGATTCGCAGACTTGCACACCGTAGAACAGGTATGCAGGCTTGTGATTCGCGTTTCATATCGTCGTGGCGAACAGTGTTTCTATTGGCGCCAGTATCGTTAAGACTACTGCGCATCTCGGAAGGCTTTGGTGATGTGGGCTTCATCGGTAATTTTGATGAAGCCCGCCCGACACGACTTCGACATTTTGTCGAAGGGTATCAGTGTCGAGCCTTACGAGCACAGGCTGTAACTAAGCCTGCGGACGGCACAGCTCTCTTGTTAAGATCGCTGCGCTATGGGACAGAGTTGGAACGTGGGAATTTCTACGACCAACGAGGACGCACAACTAGGAAGATTTTCTCTCTAGTTGTTCCACAGTGGTACTACCTAGGACCTTGGGTATAATACTCAAGTTTTGTCCGACACTGAAGATTTTCTTTGGTGGCCGGTTAACCGGATGGATTTGTTAAATCAAAG